TTGATGATTAGTCTTTCTGGAGATAATTACCTTAAAGTCTGCAAAGGGGCGATATTGAGTCAGATCTATCGTCTCTACAAAGGTAATACTATTTTTTGAAAGGCCGGAGTGCACTCTGTCGGAGTTTAGGCTTATAGGAGTACTGAAACTACCTGCCCCTACCGCCTTAATAGCTAACTTTATATCAAAGGTAGCATAGGTAGTTTTATCATTTCCCTTGCCACTTACTGCATAAAATCCAGGATATGCGATAGTAACCTGTGCTTCATCAACTTCTTGAAGCTGAGAAGCACTCAGGTTAAAGCCAGTGACTGAAGACCCTATTAGTTCTTTAGCAGCTTGTGATCCCCCAAATCCTGTGGTCCACTCCAGAGTGCCTCCAGCACTGGGAGTATTAGCAATAGAGGTACCTCCCACTCCGCCTGCCATTTGAAAAGGGGATTGGGCAAGAGTACCTACCCGAAATTGAGTAGTTACACCTTTATATTGACTTATTTCAGTCTGATCTATAGTATCTGAGGTAGGCTGGGATATTGCTCCAGTCACATCAAATTTGTAGGCTACAGGCGTGCCATCAGGATTAAGTGTCCAGTTCTCGGCAAGAGTAACAGTAGTGCCGCTAATACTAGCTATCTCTACGGTTGCATCGAACTCGGCAGTATACGAGCCTGCTGGCATAAAGTTACCTGCAGGCCCATCCACGCCCATCACTAGCTGTGCTGAAGTGCCTCCATTAACAACAGATAAATAACCTTCGCCATCTCCGTAGGGTAGTACTCCTCCTCCGTTAAATAGAAGCCTTATAGATCTTAGTTCCGGGTCTGTAAGATTGCCTACCATATCTGAAGTAAAAACACTAGTATCAGCTGTAATAGTAGTATTATCAACCGCGTCATCTTCGCCTGTTGTTCCTGTAGTTGCTTCAACTTCTACCGTAGCAATCGCTCTAATAACAAGATATTTTTTGCCTGTTGTGGGAGATAGTATAGGGGTAGGAACAGTATTACCACTAATAGTAGCAGTGGTAGACCCATTATCTAATGTAATGGTCATAGGCCCCGAACTAACATGTAAGGCCGAATTCTGTACATTGGATACTCTATCATCATTTAAGAAGACAGATGCTTGCCCATCTACTAGACCATAAATTGGTCCTTCCGAGATTAGGTCTGTTACCGAAATAGACTGGTTAGACGAGGAGTTAAGTGTATTGACAAAGCGATTAGCTTTGACGGGGTATAAGTCTATCATGCGCTGTTTAATCCTACAAGCAGGCCTGCTGTATGTAGACCCCCTCCGTACCCATGACGGGTATTATTATTGCCAAAGTATCCTTGTAATATATCAATAGATATAGGACGACCAGGCACTCTTAGTTCTCCATATAATACAGGTATCGGATCTCCTTCTACAACCGCGGACGTTCCTCCGCTAAATATATAATTTGTAGGAGAATCTTGGTCTACAGCGGGGTCAGGTGCCATTATTTGTTGTAACCCTGTGAGTGCTAGGTTAGCCGCAAAACTAGCGGCCATAGCACCATATGTACTTAACCCTGTAGCGGCACTTGCCGACGTTGCGGCTACAGTTGTGGCAGTGGCACCGGTTCCAGTTGTAGTAGTTAGGAATATCTGAGGGGCATAAATTATAACTAATACAATAGCTATAGCGGCAAGTATCTTTCCAATACCACTCTTAGATCCTGCCGGAGCAATTGATATAGTTATATCTCCTCCTTTAATAGGCATTAATAATTGGTGCTCCTCTTCCAGAGCGCCTTCAGTATGGGTATCGACAATAAAGCCTATCTCGTCCTCATGACACTTTCGCATGAAAGGCATAAATTCAGGTCTATTCACATTAATACATCTAAATACCTCTGCATAGCTGTCGGCACTAACAGTAAACTTTTTACCGAATTTTTCACCTAGTTCTCCTTGTAAATAAACGTTACGACGCATGACGATATACTCCACTTATATATTTCTTCCAGAAAGGATATAAATTCTCTCTACAAGATACTCTGTTTTCTGCATGATGATAGAATATATCATCCCCTAAGTATACGCCACAATGGTTGCCTACGCTTGCATTGATTGTAAAAATAATAACATCATTTGCTTGCATATTACCCTCTACCTTAATGTACCCATACTCTTTAATTATTTCATCTGTAAAATAGTCTAAACTTTTTTCCCACCAATCATCTTCAAAGGCTGCTCTGGCAGGTATCTCAATATCCTCAGAAGCTAAGTAATCTCGCATAGCTTCAAAACAATCTGCTACACCAAACTCGTACTCTCTACCATATAAAGGTTTGGTATCCGTAACTGGTTCTAAGAGTACATAGTCAACCTCTGGGTAGCTAAATATATAGTAGGGAATCCCTAGGGTATTACAATACTTAATATCATTACCACTGGGTTCGCAAGTACCATCAGGATGGCTATGAACAATGCCTACAATATCTGCTCTATGTCCAATATCAATATATTGCTTTGAGTCTATAACGAAGTCATTATCTCCTTCTGCTACATTACGACAAGGGAACCATTCTACCTTACCTTTTACTACTGCTAAAACCCCACAACCTTCTCTAGGGTAATTATCTTTAAAATGTTCGTATATCTCGTCTAAGTGTTTCATATTATTAAAACTTCAGTGTGCCGGGAAAGGATCCAAAAGGCAGTCTTGCTGCCGCGTTTTTATGCCCACTTGGGGCTAGATTTGATGCTGTAGTTGCAGAGGGAACGAACCCATACCTGCATTTACAAGAATTAAGTGTTTTTCCGCATAAGTCTTCTCTAACCCAGTAGGGGCTTTTACTAATGGGAACTATAGAGGTAGAAGAAGTATGTGCTCTTAAACACTTCCAAATTGTTTTCTTTCCAACATCTCCATACCTTACTAGTGCGTCAACTGCATAAGCAGTACTATTAGCATGCTCTGCCCATATAAATGCTTCAATCCAGTACGAGCTAGTTATTGCAGGAGTTTGGTTAGTATGAGGTATTAAGCATAACCATGTTTTTCCAGAATGAGTAGCATAGCTAATCTCAGTATAAGCTGTAGCACTAGACCATGCAGTGGTAGTTGAAGGAGCTGCCAAAATAAGTGGAGAGTCATCTACGTTAAAGTAGCCATTGTGGGTATAGTCAGTACCATTAGTGGCTTGAAAGTTTACAGCACCATCCTGAGTCCAAGTACATCCACCCCCCTCACCTTTCTCATATCCTTGATACTGCCAACTACAATACTTTCCAACAACAACTCTTCTAGGGAGCTTTATGCCTTCTAGATCGAAGGGCATTGCTACTTCATAAGTTATGGCCACACCGCTTTCTGCGGCGATTCTATCTATAATATATTCCTGTCGAGGAAACTCAATAGAAGCTACATTAGTACCTGTGTCAGCAGTCCCACCTATGAGATATTTTGCTAAGGTGCGGCGGCGTCTGACTCGTTGACCAATTAGATCATCGTTCTTATATGTTCCTAAATGGTTTCGTAATAGTGTACCGACATTAGCTATGGTTAGAGCGGGTCTAGATATGGCTCCGTCTGCTTGCATATCAAGTCCATCAATCATCATGGGCATAGGCTCATAGGTATTTACCGTATACGTAGTTTGTGTAGCTGTACCTGTACCTGCTCCCACACCTGTAGCTGTGAATGCAGTGCCTGCACTATTACTAGAAGCACCTACATTTGTAAATATGGTTGTACCTGCCGCAATAATAGTATACTGAGCGCCTACAATTAGGCTTCCGGCAGCAACAATACCAGGAGCATTAATATTTTTAAACTGTAAATCCGTTAAATCATCATTTAAACCCGGATGAAAGTACAGAGTACTACCATTGGGCATGTCTATCTCGAAAAGCTCTATAAGGGCAGAATCGACCTCTTGATTCTGTAGATCAGTTGCAATTAAATTACTCATGCCTCAAATACTCGTTTCAAGGACACACTTAAAGAGTAAAAGTTATCGTACTCATATGTAACCCCATAATCTTCAGTTATAACTTTTACATCTCTTTCGCCTGTGCGAGTGGTATTATTAGTATCTGGTAAAGTTAAAGTGAATTTACCAACACCTTTTTTACTATCCAAATAAGCTACTATATCATCAATATCCGCTTTGAGACGAGTTTTAAAGTTTAACTTATAAGTTTCTTCTAGGTTATTAATCCCATCCTCTATACGTTGCTCATATCCGTCTCCAAACTTCGCAGAAAGAACTCTGGCCTTTACTGATTTTTGTAGTTGTTTATCTGGTGTGGCATATGTACTGCCTGTATATATAAATCCTATTGTCATTATGCTACTCCATAAGGGTTAAGTATTCCGCCTGAGCGTTTCTGGTTTTGTAGTTCGGCTTGTACTGCGACAGCGATAGCACTGCCCATTTTATCCATATCAGGGCCAGTACTTCCCTTAGTATCAGTTTTACCTTCAGTTGACACATTTACTACTATATTATTTTGTGTTGCACCTGCACCTTTCATATCTACAGGTATACCTCCGCCCTGTGGCAGAGGTACAATTGCTTCTGTTCCATGCATCATTACAGGGTACCCTGAGGTTGATCCTTTAGCAATTCCTCCAGTAGCATAACCTTGGAGTTTTCTTCCTTCCGAGAATACTCCACCATTTCGTGCAGTACCAGAATAATTACCAATAACAGCTGATATAGCCATGCCCGCTATTTGACCCGCAGTACTACCACCTCCTAAGGAGGATGCTAGCATCATGCCCATATTCTTAGTGAAAGTACCAAAGGAACCTGTAAGCATGCGGTCAAACCCACCGCCAGGCACTAGTTCGCCTGTTAGTGTGTCCATACTTGAAATACTATCTCCTATTGCGGCAACATTATCATATCCCATCTCAAGTTGGTCCTTCTGAATGGCCGTATTTTTCTGCGTGCCAATCGGAATCAGTGGCCCAAATTTATCATCACTCGAGGGAGCACTGTCATTGCGATAGTCAGGGATGCGCCCGGAAGGGGGCGCGCTTGGTGTTTCAAAAGGTGTCGTGCTACCACCCATAGGAATAACATGGAAGGGCGCATCCCTGCTGCCGTCTGGTATGGCTTTTAGTCCAGTTTTAATCCGCTCTGCTTCGGCAGCTATGGCGGCATTCTGCGCTATTTCTGTAGCTACTGCCTGGCTAAGGGCCGTGTCAGTGGGCAAAACTTGACCAGAGGTTCTAATCTCATTAGGTAGTTTTGCGTCGATAGGCTTATTCATAGCGTCTTCAAACTTCTTAGCGGCGTCATCAAAGGATTTATCCCATAGTTTTTTGGCTTCATCTGCAGCCTGTATCATACTCGCTTTCATTAGCTCATGGGCTGTCTTTTTCTTTTTAATATTTAAAAAGCCCATAACACTTTCAGTCATTTGAGTAGCTAATTCATCTGCTATTGCATCACCCACACTTACAGCAAGTGCCAGCATTGTATCTTTAAAAGAGGTTTCCTTTCCTTTTATAAGATCTGCTAAACCACTCTGAAATCCATCTTCAAACGCTTGTGCAGCAACTTGCCCTAAGCGATATAGAGAACCATTAGCTTCTTCAAGCATTTTTACCTGATCTAGTAGCGCGGCGGTTTGTTGATGTACAATTTGTAGTTTTTCATCGTCTAAGGTGAGCCCTTCTTTCATCAGGGAGGCCTGTTCCGATAAGGAGTCTTCATACCGAATCTGCATATCAAGGACTTTCTTCTCACGCTCCATTTTATCTTTAACTAGTTGAGTCATGCCATGCATATGCGCTTTACTTTTTCTATCCAGCTTTATCTGAGCTAGCTTCGCTTTAGTCTCTTTATCGTCTATGAGACTTAGAAAGGCTAATCTCTCTATTAATTCTTCTTTCTGTTTTTTAAATGCAAGAGTTTGTGTTAACGCTTGCCCTAACGAACCAAATTTAGTTGTTACAGCCTCTATCTCTTTCATGGTATCGTTTATCAGATCCGTGGCACTAGTTTTATATTTAGTGATACCTTGTAGAAACTTATCGAACGCTAAATTTGAGGAGTTGAAGCTTTCCTCAAAAGTTGTTGCGGTAGTTGTTAAGCTTTCAAATTCGTTAGCAACCGTCATCAGCTGCTTAGCGGTCATAGTCATGCCAATACCGTTCGTCGACATATCAACTAATGCAGTCGTAAAGTCATTCAAAGGGCCACTGTTTAACCACAGTCCCATATCTTGGAATTGCATTAGCGTTGGTAGTAGTCGTTTT